AACCTGAGTGTACCACTTGCTGTCTATCATTTCATCTGCTGCTTTTTCGTAGTCTTTTTCGTTTACAGCTTCTCGCATGTTACGAAAACGCTCTAGACGAGGATAGCCAAGGTTGAACATCATATTGGCAATAATGTGCTGCAACTCATCTTCAAAGTCATCCCAGTCAGGATACAGACGGCGGCAGTCTTCTATTGTAATGAGGATGTCCAGATTGAACGCCTGATGCACACGTTCTTGTGTAATCTTGGTGCCAACAGGCCTACCGTACTCAGGGTCTTCGACCTTGATTAAATGGCCGATACCCATCGTGGGTAGATCTAAATGATCCAAATATATCTCGTACTTACAGCCTTCATCAGCCGTAATTTCGTCCCTGAGTACGTCTAGTTTCATGCTACTGCTTCAGCCTCATCATGTTCGCCCTGCATCAGCTTAGAAGCTGTTACGCCTAGCTGGTACAGTGCCTCAGTCAATGTGTTGTCACTGGCCTTGCCACGACCAGTCATAAATACCTCAACTGCCTCGCCTGTATGTGGATGAAAACTAACCGTCACTGCTAGTCCGGCTCCGATGTCTGTAGTCACGCAAGGTCTTCTGTTAGGTAATTTCATATCATAGTTCCTCTATTGCTTTTTTCCAAGAATCTGCCTCTAACTCCGGGTTCTCAAAAAACCCAGTGCCGCGATTCATCTTTTTCTGTTTGATGGCGGTTACAGGTAGGAAGTAACACGCCCTTTGTTCGCTTGAAACGAGAGCTATTATGTCAAAATCATAGCGCGTTGGTAAGCGTTTATTTCCGCCAAGACCAAGTTGAAACTCTAATTTTCTTCGACTGTTTCTGCTGATCTGGGCGGATTTTACTTGTATAAGAAGGCGTTGTCCGGTGTCCTTGTTCCAAGCCACTAAGTCAACGGAATCTTGAGTAGCAAGAGCAACGCCCCAACCTTGCTGTAAGATTGCGGCGGCTGCTATATGTTCGCCGATTTGCCCGGCTACAGTTTGACCAATAGATTTAACGGCAACATGCCTAGTTCTCGCCATTCTGCATTTCCGCTATAAGTTTGTTCAAATACCAAGATGATTTCTGTAAGTCTTGAACTGCGTTCTCTTTGTGTTCAAATCTCCAGATATACTTGATAATACTGCCTTGAAGATAGTATTTATAGCCATCTCCAAGTGCAGCCTTTATAGCATCAATACACTCTATGTCACCCTGCTTGTAATGCGGTGGGTGGTTGACGAAATCATCAGCCATCTAAACCAGCGGCCTTTTTTACAGCGGCAATGTCACGATTCACCTTAGTTGCACCACGGCCACGCTTCGCCATCTTATTAGCCACATAATAAACCGTTGTGTGGTCTTTGTTCATTGCCCGGCCAATCTGAGGAAAGCTGAGTGTGGTATACTCACGAGCCAGATACATAGCGATATGCCGCGCATGTACAAACTCTTTTGACCTGCGGCCTGATAGCAATTCGTTTCTGGTCAGGTCAGTCACTGTGCATGTAGCGCGTATAATGCGCTCCATAGGCGGCAAGCAGTGATGCTTTGGTTCCTCAATGTCAGAGGCTGTCAAAGTCCGCGCCGTAGTCGTGCCGAACCACTTTTTCAATATTTTCCCGAAAACATTCATGTCCACAAAACTCCTTTTTTGCCCCGTTCACAATGCCGGGGTCTATGTTCCAATCAAATCCCTTGCCACAAAAGCTGCATGTACCCGGCCTGACCGTGCGTTTTACTTTCACCGTTCTGGTGCGTTTCTTACCCGGCCACATGTCCAGAACCATTCATACTGCTTTTATCGCGCATTTTCTGTGTAAGCATCAACAGTATCTCCGTTGACAGCTTCATCATTTCATCCTTGTCCATAGTCACCCGATAGACCTCATCATCCGTCTGGACAATGAGGCCATCGTTTACAACGGTGATCTTAAAAGGGGATACTGTCATTTAATGGCTCATTATTCGCACCATTTTGCTGCGGTGCCGCCCGGCGTGACCCATCGTCCTCTTCGACTACGAATGACAGAAAATCATTGCCTTTTTGGCTAGTTTTTTGCCAAGCAGACACTCTGTATTTCGTACCGTCAATCTCAAGATTGCCAGTCATATCAGGACGCTTTGGGTTGTCACCCTTGTCATTCGGGAACAGTACGCCCCGCATATTGTTGTCGTAATCAGCCATTAGCTGCTAACTCCTTTTTTTCTATTTGTCTTTTCCGATTTGTAAAAATTTGACGCTGTTCTTGCGTCCACTCTGAAGACAGCTTCCGATTGTAAATCTTTTTTAGACTTTCCATATCGGGAGCCATTGCTGTCTCTTCTTCTAAAGAAAGAGGAGACGCAATCTTTTTGGGCATTTGTACCCCACCGCCGCTAGAGGTATTCTCATCACAAGTTTCGGAAGTGTTTGACGATGGGGTACGCCCCGCTGCTGGCTTGCGTGGAAGGCTGCTCCCACCACCAGCATCAGACGTTGCTGGCAAATCCTCGCCAGCGTAAATGTAGCAACCAAGACCCAGCAATGCGATTGCCTTGACCATACAGCGTTGCAGTGATGCATTCACCTCAAAGCTGTTAGGGTTCTTGATTGGACGATTAGCGTGATTCAGCACAGGCATAATCTCTGTAGCTGATTCCAGTGGAGTAACAGCACTTGCGTTACCCTCTGGCATAATCTTGACCGTGACAGTCACATATGCGTGACCGTCTGTATCCAGCATGTACGGCAGTTGGTTGCCGTTCACTTGGAACAGATGCTTTGTCACCTGTGCTGTAGGATAGTGCTGCTTGAGAATAGTCCAAGCCCACGCCCACGACAGATAAGTAAAACCGTTTTTCTTTTCGACATGCTTTGAGCAATCAATCTTGCTCAGTGTTTCCCATACGTTACTCATTGCTTTGATACCCCTTTAGATTCTTTCTGTGCGGCTTCAATTTTGTCTTTCTTCTTCTCAAAATCTTTAAGCCAATCGTGATGTCTGCAAGCTATTTTATTTGTGATTCTTGCGGCTCTTAACAAATCAAGAGTGTCTTCTTTATCATTGTAACGCTCTTTAGAGAGGTTCCTGACCAGCCGTGGCAGGACATATTTATTCATCCAATGCTCAAGCATACTAAGGTCATTTACTTCCATATTAAGTGACACATCAAAATCTTTCTCAGTGTAACTAGACATTTGCCCATAACTCCTTTGCGTCTTTAACGAATTGATGTCCCCAATAGAATGGATGATTGAAGTCTGGCTCCATCAGACCAGCCAGCACCTTTGGATCGGTGCTTACTGCCAGAAGGTTCTGCCGGGTAATAGCCTTACGCCGGATTTCCTCAATGGCAAAATTAAGAGTGTCCTCTGACATTTTCTCGCAGTTATCTGAGTTGTAGATAACGCCATCTTCAGCAGACACATATGCGATGTTAGGTGTTGCGCCTGTGGCCTTCCAATACACAGCGGCTTGTAAGACATGTTCCCACTGCGGCTCTTTAGGTAATGACGCCTTTGCCCAGCTTCTGGTGCCATCTTTCTTAATCATACCCTGACGTGGTGCCTTTGTTTTGATTTCAGCCAGTAGACCGTCCTTGAACAAATCCACATAGCCCATCACAGGCACCAGCACACCGTCTAGCATAAGCTCGATTTTGCGCTCTTCTTGAGCGCCAGCAAACAAGGGAGATAGTAGGTCGATGCCTACACTAGCGGCGGCTGGTATCAGTTCACGGAACTTCTCACGCTTGTCATCGGAAAAGTTCGCCGGGTGAAAGTCATAACCTGTCATAGCCTCTTCAACAGCCTCATCAATGTCCTGACCGTGGCATGTAACAGCCTGTATGACTGTATGCACGGCAGTACCGAAAGCTGCGTTCTCGCCAACGATTATCTCGCGGCGTTTATCTTTTGACAGGTAAACATATTCAAACATCCAGTTCGCCAATGGGCGATTCAACTGGCTTGGTGAGAAATGGTAGACACCTACCGATTTCATTTTTTCTAATAAGTCCATTTTCCCTAACTCCTCTGGGGGTCGTGATTGACCTGATACCCTTTGTTACGAAATAGTATTTGACCTGTCAACAATAATTTTATACAGATTGACATGTTGTTAATTTATATTTGTAGGAGAACCAAGTGAAACTGGCAGAATATATGATGATGCGGGGCGTTACACAGTCCGAACTAGCAAGGATTATGAATGTCACAAGAGCGTCAGTGAATAACTGGATTTATCATCGGACACCACCATCGGGGCAAAAGATGATGGAGTTGTATAAGTGGTCAGGCGGCAAGGTCGGACTGAAAGATTGGTGCGGAGAGTTTGATGTTTAAGAAACCATCCATTCTTTATAAGAATCAGTTTAATCATACGATTGACCACGCGAGTGAGTTTGAAAAGCTGCGGCTACTGAATATGGGTTGCCCGGACTTTGAGGATGAC